TATGGGTGCGGATGCATTATTAAAAAAGATGTTAAAACCAGGTGAATACGCTGATTTATTAGCAAAAGTTCAAGAAATCAATGGCTTTAATGAAAGTTTTGAAGATAAGGTAGAGCAAGCAAAAAACTAATTGAAGAAGGTGATTTTGAAGCTAATATTGCTTATTATTGCCTTCATAAATTGCATATGCTTCCATCACAGTTTCTTTCTCTACCGACAAATGAACAGGCATTTGTATATGCTGCAATTCAAATAAGGACTGAGAATGAAGAAAAGGAAGCTAAAAAAATAAAAGCAAAATCAAAATCTAAAGGTCGTAGGAGGTAGGTGAATATATGGCTTCTATTAAAACAGTTATAAGCGTTCAAGACAGAATGACACCAGCATTCACCTCTATGAACCGTGCTTTAAATATTGTTATAAGTTCATTTGAACAGTTACAAAGAGATTCAGGACGTGCAGTTGATACTTCTTCTATACGACAGGCGAGGGAAGAATTAGCACGTGCTGAAGTCACTATGAATGGTGTTGAACAGGAAATTAGACAGGCTGCAAATCAGCAGCAAAATTTTAATACCAAGATAAAGCAAGGACAATCGGCTTCTGATGGACTTCTTAAAAAGGTTATGGGATTTGTTGGTGCTTATGCTGGTATACAGACAATAGGAAATATTGTTGGTTTGTCAGATCAAATGTCACAGACAACTGCTAAATTAAATATGATTAATGATGGTTTACAGTCAACTGAAGAACTTCAAAACATGATATTTCAATCGGCACAGAATTCAAGAGCAGCATACGGTGATACAGCTAAAACAATTGCAAAATTAGGGCAAAATGCAAAAGATGCGTTTAATTCAAATAAAGAACTTATTGCATTTGCTGAAACATTAAATAAAAAGTTTGTTATAGCAGGTGCTACACAAGAAGAAATATCAAGTGCTACATTGCAATTAACGCAAGCGTTAGGATCGGGTGTATTACGTGGTGAAGAATTAAATGCAGTATTTGAGTCAGCACCAAATGTTATTCAGTCTATTGCTGATTATTTAGATGTGCCAATTGGAAAAATTCGACAAATGGCAGCAGATGGTGAAATAACTGCTGATATTGTAAAAAATGCAATGCTTTCATCAATAGATGAAACGAATGCACAGTTTAAACAAATGCCTGTTACATGGTCACAAATATGGGTTAAGTTTAAAAATGAAGCATTGATGGCATTTCAGCCAATACTTGACAAAATCAATGAAGCTGCAAATAGTCAGGGTTTTAATGCAATGTTCAATGGTGCTGTAAATGCAATTCGAATGTTTGGTAATGTAGCAACTAAAGTGATCGATGTTATAGCTAACGGAGCATCATTTATAGCACAAAATTGGAGTATGATAGCACCTGTAATATATGCAGTAGCAGGGGCTATGGCTATTTATGGTGCGACAATTTTAGCTGTAAAGGCATATCAAACCGCTGCTTTGGCAGTATCATGGATGTACATTGCTGCATTAAGAATGAAAACATGGCTTACACAGGAAGGAATTATTGCAACAGCTACTCAAATAGGAGTGCAGATGGGGCTTAATGGTGCATTGGGTACTACAGTAGGTCTTATTTTTATGATAGTAGCTGCGGTTTTAGCTGTTATTGCTGTTGTATTTATAGTGACAGCAGTTTGGAATCATTTTACTGGTGAAAGTGTAAGCGGCTTAGGAATTATTGTTGGTGCGGTTTACTGGTGTGGCGCTCTTATTCAAAATATTTTTATTTTAGTAATCAATATTGTTTTAGGAGCATTTCAGCTTCTGGTTAACAGTATTCAGCTAGGTGCAGCAGCTATCGCATTTGTATGGCAGTTAATTTGGAAAACAATAGCCAACGTAGCCATAACTGTTGCTGAAATAATTGTAAACACATGGAATGAATTTGTATTAAGTCTTAAAAAAATTATTGCTTTATTTGGAAAATCGGGTGCACAGGCTTTTGTGGCTGTTGCGAAGACAGCAGGAAGTGCAGCAACTTCTATCGCAAATGCATTCGTTGCAGGTGCTAACGCAGCTATTAAGGCAATCAACTGGATCATAGATGCAATCAATTTAATTCCAGGTGTTGATATTGATAAGGTTGATAAAATTGGCAAAGTTGACTTATCGTTTGATACCAGTGGGTTAGATACATATATATCACAAATGGATGGTATATTAGGTGAAACAGCGGAAAAAGTTTCGTTTGATAGATTTGAGTATGATGCTTTTGAAATGCCTGATTTGTGGTCACCTGATTATGTTGACTTTGTTGATATGGGCGAAGCATTTGATAAAGGATATGCTCAAGGTGAAAAATGGCAAAGTGATATAGGCGACTGGATGGGCGGACTTTTTGATAAAGGTGATAATCCGCTATCTGATCTTGAAAATAATTTTGGCGGTATCAAAGATGCAACTGATAAGGCAGCAGATTCAGGGAATAAGACCGCTGGAAACACTGCACAAATGGCTAAGACCATGAATGCATCAAGTGAGGATTTGAAATATTTAAGGGATATTGCAGAACGTGAAACAATAAATCGTTTTACAACTGCTGAAATAAAAATTGATATGAATAATAACAACACCATAAATAGTGATATGGATATTGATGGTGTCGTTGAAAAATTAACAGAAAGAGTTGAAGAAGAACTTCTTGCTACTGCTGAAGGGGTTCATAGTTAGAAAGGGGAGTTGTTTATGGCTAAAGGATATAGTTTCTTTTTAGGAAGTTTACAGCTTCCTGTTCCACCTGAATCAATGGAAATGGTTATTAATAATCAAAATACAACAATTAATTTGATAAATGATCAGGAAGTTAATATTTTAAGAAAAGCAGGACTTACCGAAATATCATTTGATGCACTTTTACCGCAAACAAAATATCCTTTTGCAGCTTATCCTAATGGATTTAAAAGTGCTTCATATTTTCTTGAAGAAATAGAAAAACTAAAAACAGGTTTAAAACCGTTTCAGTTGATTGTGACACGTGCAACACCTAATGGCAAGCTGTTGTTTGACACAAATATAAAAGTGTCTTTAGAGGACTACACAATAAAAGAAGAAGCAGGAAATGGTTTTGATGTTAAAGTATCTCTGTCTTTTAAACAGTATGTTGAATATTCAACTAAAACAGTAAAAATAAATATAGAAGATAATCGAAAGAAACCAGTAATTAATCCCCCATCAAGACCTGCTTCTTCCAATGCATCCAATGTACAGCCGACTATAGGATGCAATGTAATTGTAAACGGGAGACTGCATCGTGACAGTTATGGAAATGGACCAGGACAAACTCGAACCAATTATCAAGGTAAGATAAATTTTATTAAGACAGATGGAAGGTCGCATCCTTATCATGTCACAACACCTAGTGGCAGTTGGCTTGGCTGGGTTCTTCCAAGTGCGATAAGGGTGATTTAATGATAATGAAAGTTGAATTATTGATACAGTGGCTTGATACCTGTTATGAACCTGTAACACTTGATGGCATAACTTGGACATTAGAAAGAAAAGGAACACCAGGAAAACTAGAATTTACAGTGCTTAAAGATTCTAAACTGAGGTTTGAAGAAGGTGCTTCGGTTCGGTTAAAAGTAAATGATACTAATTTATTTTATGGCTTTGTATTTAAGAAAAGATATGATAAAGATAAAAATATCAAAGTAACTGCGTGTGATCAATTGAGATATTTAAAGAATAAAGATACATATGTTTACAAGAATAAAACCGCTACTGAACTTGTTAAGATGATTGCAGCAGATTTTAACTTAAATATTGGGCAAATGGATGATACGTATTTTAAAATTGCTACTAAAGTTGAAGATAACAAAACGTTATTTGATATTATTCAGGATGCACTTGATGATACTTTAGACAACAGAAGTGAAATATATGTACTATATGATGATTTTGGCAAGCTGAGATTATCCTATATTGAATTCTTAAAAGTTGGATTGGTTGTTGATGCGGAAACCGCAGAATCATTTGATTATTCAAGTTCAATTGATGGTGAAACCTACAATAGAATCAAACTTGTTAGAGAGAATGAAAAGACTGGTAAACGTGATGTTTATATTGCACAAAGCGGTGACAATATGAATAAATGGGGTGTTCTTCAATACTTTGATACTGTTGATGAAAATGTCAATGCAGTTGCAAAAGCTAATGCACTTTTAAAGTTATACAATGAAAAAACCAAATCATTGAAAATAAATGGTGTATTAGGCGATACAAGAGTAAGAGCAGGCTCACAAATTATTGTGCAGTTAGAATTAGAAGATATGAAACTACAAAATTTTATGCTGGTTGAAAAAGTAACACATAAATTTGAAAACAATCATCACAGTATGGATTTGACACTGAAAGGAAACGGTATTTTTGATGGCTAATTTGGTTGAATTGATTAAACAGGCAGCAGTTGAAGCGGTGAATGCTTCTGATCCTGCTGCTTTTTATTTTGGTACTGTAACTAGTGATAATCCTTTGTCCATCAACGTTGAACAAAAGATGGATTTAACAAGTGAATTTCTTATTCTAACTAATGCAGTGAAGGACCATGTTGTAGAAATGACAGTTGATCATACAACTGAAAATGTATCACTTAATGCTGATCATACGCATGAAGTTGAATCAAGCGGTGATATAACTGTTACATCTAAACTGAATCCTGAACAACCAGGAACAACGATTGAAAATGAGGTTCAGAATACATCGTCAACATCAATAAGCGCAGTTAAAATTGATTTAACACATAAACACAGTTATAAGGGTAGAAAGAAGTTTACAGTTCATAATGCACTAAAAAAAGGTGAAAAAGTTGTAATGATAAAATTGCAAGGCGGTCAAAAATTTGTTGTTTTAGATCGTGTATAAAAAAGGGGGAATGTTATGATTCCACAGAATGAATATGAATTAGAAAATGATGCTGCTTTAGATATTGAAGAAATACCGACACCAACACCAACACCTAGGATCATCATAGAAAAAAACAGGCTAATGGGTTCATGTGGGCTTGAAGCAATTAAACAGGCAGTATATTTAATCCTAAATGTTGAAAGGTACAGATATGTAATTTATTCATCGAATTATGGAGTTGAATTTGATGATCTGTTAGGTAAACCAGTTCCATATGTACTGCCTGAATTAAAAAGAAGAATTGAAGAAGCATTGACACAAGATGATCGCATTACAGGTGTTGATGGTTTTGAGTTTGAGACAAAAAAAGATACAGTGCATTGTACATTTACAGTACACAGTATTTTTGGGAATTTTGTAAGTGAAAGTGTGGTGAATATTTGATGTATGAAAATATTACTTTTGAAAAACTGATGGAAAGAGCAGTTGCGAGAATTGAAGAACAAAACTCTAATATTGACACAAGAGAAGGTTCTATTGTTTACAATGCTTTAGCACCAGCTATTTATGA